TCCGCAAACACAGCTTCGCCGTCATCGCGGCGGCTAACAGCGGCAAGGCTGAAAAGCTGCTCAGAGACATCGTGACAGAGGTCAGTCACAACCAGATTCTCTATGAGCTATTCCCCGAAATCTGCTACCCGTTTCGCATGCTGGAAGGGGTCGCCAACAGAGCCCGAGGCCAGCTCTACCAAGGCATGCCCACGAACCTGCTGACAAGCACGAAAACAGTCTGCTTCGCCACGTTACCGGACTACCCTGGAACGGGCGCCATCATCAGCGCGGCCGGTCTCATGGAGGCAGTCCGCGGAGCATTGCACACACTCCCGGATGGTCGAGTGATTCGGCCCTCGATGCTGTTGTGCGACGACTTTCAGACGCGCGAATCGGCCATGAGTCCTCTGCAGTGCTATTCACGCACAGAGGTTATCCAGAATGACCTCGTGGGCATGGCAGGCCCAGACAGTAGTTTCTGTGCCCTGGTGACATGCACGGTCATCCGGTCAGACGACGCGGCCGATAGGTTGCTGAACCCCGAGATCAATCCTGACTGGTGCGGCATCCGGCGCAAGTTCCTCAGGAGCATGCCCAACGACGACGCCATGAAGTTGTGGGCACAATACGCCGAAATCCGGTCGGCATCCCTCAGAGCTCACGGCGATATTAGGGACGCAACGAAGCACTATCGAAAACATCGCAAGGCTATGGACGCGGGCGCGGAGGCATCGTGGAAACCCCGATTCGCAAAGGATCGCGGCGAAATATCGGCCATCCAGCACGCAATGGAGTGGTACTATCGCAGCCGGTCAGGCTTCTACTCGGAACTCCAGAACGAGCCCGAACGGGACTCAAACGAGTCACGGGCGTGGCTATCGTCTCAGGATCTCGCGGACTGCCGAAATATCTCCCTCAATCGTGGCGTAGTGCCACGCGGATACCATAAGCTCGTGGCCGATTGTGACGTCCAGCAGTCTCTCTTGTACTACACGGTTGCGGCGGTCAAGGATGATGGGAGCGTCCATGTTATACGCTACGGAACATTCCCGGAGCAGGACGAGCCATATTTTACCCTGCGAGAGGCACGCAAGAAGCTCGGCCACAAATACCCGCAAGCCGGAGACATGGCGGCGCTGGCCCAGGGGATCACGGATTTGGCAGACTGGCTTTTTGCACAGGAATGGAAATCAGAGGACGGCGGCGTGGTCCCTCTGGAGCTGGTGGCGTTTGATGCCAGATGGAAAACCGAGATAGTTCGGCAGGCCCTCGCACGCAGCAAAAACGCCTCACGCCTGATGGCCTACATGGGGCAGAGCTACAGGGCAGCGGACAAGCCGATCCAAGAACGCAAGTATGATCCCGGTGCCAGAGTGGGGTTAGGCTGGGTCATTACCAAACGCAAAAGCGCGGCGGACGTCAGAGGGGTCATCAGCGACGTGAATTTCTGGAAGACCAACGTTCATGACCAGCTCGCCATCAAGATCGGACACCCCGGAGCCATCACCACATACTCAGGCAAGCACAGGATGTGGGCGGAGCATATTACATCTGAATACGCCATCCAGACCGAGGGTCGCGGCCGAACGGTGATGGAGTGGCGGCTCAGGCCGGGCAACGACAACCACTGGTTTGATACGATGGTCGGTTGCCTTGTTTTGGGCAGCATTCTCGGGTGCAATGTGCCAGAGATTGCAGACGGCGCGGAGCGACGGCGCAAACGGAAGATTAAGCGAAAAACGGAGGTAAGACTGTGAACCAACAGAAGAAGCCGGGGCGACCACTAGGAGCCAAAACGCCAGACCGTGACGTGGTTGACGTGGAGCTCTCACGGTGCCAGCGATGCGGCTCGACGGACCGGAAAAACTATAGTTCACGCATCGAGGTAGTGGGCGGCGGCATCCATAATGGCGAGCCATACACATCGGTAATCGTCAGGCACACTCAGTGCGCGAATCCGGATTGTGGCCAGCACAGGGTTGATAGGTTTTACCAGAATTCTATGAGCTGAAATTGAACGATTGAATTTAGCCTATTGCAGTCTGTTGCGTGCCCTGCAATCCTCAGGGCATGGCAGAGACCAGAGCCCAAAAAATCGAACGACTGAGAACCCTCCTGGAGTCTGGCGTATCGTCAGACTCTCAGGACGGCGCGTCCACTACGTTTGATCTCGACAGCGTGCGGACGGAACTCAGCAAGCTTGAAGCCCAAGCAGGCCTTCGTCGTAAACGCTCGCGCGTGATTACCCCTAGAATGGACAGGCGGTGATCATGGCCAACATCGCGCAAGCCCCAGTAGACTCAACCTATCAGGCCTTGAATCCGAAGAATCGGCGACGGTCCACGACACGCCACGTCAGGTCGGAGGACTTCCTCCTCAACGACAGCAGGCGGCAAGCCCTCAGCGCCAACGCTCTCGACGTGTGGCGGAATATGGGGATTCTTGCGTGGGCTATCCGCAGGACGCTGGACTATTGTTGCTTATGGGACTTCCAGCCTAGGACGCAAGACGCGGCGCTGAATGCCGATCTCAAACGGCTGATGGCTCGCGACTCTGAGCCAGAGCAAATTGACACATTCGGCCGCATGGACTGGGACGATTTCCGGCGGGTCGCGGAGTCACAAAAGCTCCTGACAGGTGACGCATTTTTCGTCAAGATCGCAGACGGAACCCTCCAGATGGTGGAGGGCGCGTATTGCAGAAATCCGGGCTTTGCTCGACGAGATCAGGCGTCGTGGGTCAACGGCGCAAAGCTGAGTCGTGGGCGTGTCGTGGCGTGGAATTTTCAGGAGGAAGATCCACGGTCAGGCCAGCGCACAGACAGAGCGGTCAGGGCTTCCAGTGTGTGGCAGCACTGCCAATTCGAAGCCCGGCCGAACCTGATTCGCCCACAGTCTCCCATTGTCGCGGCGCTCAATGAGTTCCGCGATTTAGACGAGACGCTCGACCACATGCGCGCCAAGGTCAAGCTCGATCAGATGTTCGGGCTGGCCTTCGGACGCAAGGCCGATGCCGACGCATTTGACGAAGACGATCCGCAGGCGTCAGACTCTCAAGAAGGCTCTGCGCGGGTCGTGGATTTTGGCGACGGCCCTGCTGTTTTCGATTTGGACGAGGGCGAGGAAGTCACGCCAATTCAGTCGGCGAACCCAGCCAGCAGCACGCAGGACTTTATCCGGATCTGTCTCGCCATTTCATTGAAGGCCCTCGACCTACCCTACAACTTTTTCGATGAGGCCCACACGAATTTCTTCGGCAGTCGGGCGGCGTGGTTGCTCTTCGAGCGAGCATGTCATGCGAGGCGAAAAACGCAGGAACGCCTCCACCGAAAAATGACTGTCTGGCGGCTCTGGCGCTGGATCATGCCTCCCGATTTGGGTGGCACTGGCGAGATCATCCTTCCCGCAGGCATGCGAGTTGAGGACGTCGTTTTCAAGTGGGTGCCGCGCGGCGTCGCATGGTGGAAACCTCAAGAGGAGCTCGACACGGCCCTTCGGTCGGTCGCAGCTGGCCTCAAGTCGATGCAAGACATTTGCGATGAGCACGGCTTCGGCGATTACCTCGACAACGTCCGAGAGATCCAGGCCGAACGCTCAGAACTGGCCTCAATGGGCTTCCTGCAGGATTGGTCCAAAAACGCGATGGTCGCATTGAGAGAATCAGGCGAGGTGGTGCAATGACGTCACGACTCTGGCAGATGCGCCCCGATGCGCTGCAGTACATCAATCAACGCATGGCGGCCAAGGTTGCGGGGCTCGACCCCGACACGATGGACGACTACTGGACGCAAGCCTTCGCCGATTACATGGGCATGGATGTTGCGCCGATTGAATACACAGACGACGGCATCGCGATTGTTTCAATCATCGGTCCACTCTACAAGCGAAAAAGCGCCTTCGTCTCGAACTACAAAGCCATTGCCGAAGCTCTCGATGATCTCCTCGAAATGGAGGACGACCACCCGCATGCGGTGGTCCTGAAAATCGACAGCCCTGGCGGCATGGTCGATGGGCTCGATGACGTTTGCGCGAAGGCGGCCCAGTTGTCCGAGATGCTCCCAGTATTCGCCTCCATCAACGGCATGGGCGCTTCAGCAGCCTATCGAATCGCCTCGCAGGCCGGAGAGATTTGGGCATCGACTGACAGTGAGGTCGGATCGATCGGAACCTATTGGCAGTTCCTCGACATGAGTGCAGCCTACGCCAAGGCGGGCGTGCGGTCGGTACTGCTGACCACAGGCCCCTACAAAGGGATCGGCACGGAAGGCGAGCCAATCACGGATGAGCAGCGGGCATTCCTGCAGGATCTGACCAACAAAAATAACCAGATGTTTTTGGATGACGTGGCATCTGGCAGAGCGTTTTCAGAATCCCAGTTGACGGCCGTCAGTGATGGTCGGTGGTACCTGGCCAACGAGGCGCAGGGGCTGGGGCTCGTGGATGAGATCGGGACACTCGACGACGTGTTGAGCTACATCCGGTCGCAAATGAAGGAGGCAGCAATGCCCAAGGTGAGATTGCGACCGGCAACGGCGCAGGCCAACGAGACCACGCCAGACGTGGTTGACACGGTCGACACAGTGGATGGCTCAGACGCGGACGAGACAGAGACTGAGGTCACGCCAGCAGAGACGCCAGCAGCTCCGCAGGCTAAGGGTCTCGCAGACTACATGCAGGCATTCGGTGACGCCGAAGGAGCTCGCATGTTTCTTGCCGGCAAGCCGTGGGAACAGGCCCAGTCCGACACACTGCAGGCCCTCCGCGGAGAGCTGCAGGACGCACGCGCGGAAGTGGCACAACTCAAGAGCCGGATCGGCGAACTGGCCAAGGCCAACGCTGGAGAAGACACGCCAGTCCAGACCGGCACCGAGGCTCGAAAGAAGTCTTTCGGCGAGGCCTGCAGACCGAAAAAGTAAGCCCGCCTCAACGTCGAGCGGCTTTCCCGAATTCACACAGATCACAGGAGTAGAATATCATGGCCGACACACTCACCACGCTGGCGGAACTGATTTTGTTCAACAGCCAGGACGTGAACCCCGCAGAGATCACGGACATCCTCAACGCATCCCCAGCGCTTGCAGCGATGCACGCGATGCAGTCGAGCAACGGCACGCTGCACAAGTACAACAAGGAAACCACGGCGCCCGTTGTCGGATTTCGCGCCGTCAACGATGGTGCCGACTACACGGCCGGCAGCAGCACGCAGATCAGTGTCACCCTGAAGTACCTCGACGCTAAAGTGATCGAGGATGCCGCAGAGGCTAAGGCGTACCGATTCGGCGCAGAGGCGTGGATGGATCACAGGACCAAGCGACAACTCCGCCAGGCCCTCTACACGCTCGAAAAGCAGATTTGGTACGGCACAGTCCACGGTGACGGATCGGGCTTTGCGGGCATCGCCAACGACGCGAACTACAACGGCGTCGGAGACGGCCAGGTGGTGAATGCAGCAGGCACCGCGGCCGGGACTGGATCCAGTGTGTTCCTGATTGCGAGCACGCCAGACGATGCGGCGTTTGCCCTTGTCGGTGCGGGTGATGCCGGGGTGTCAGGCCCGAATATCAACTTCACGATTTCGGAGACGTTTCAGTCGGTTGTGCTCGGGGCAAACAGCAAGTCGATGACGGCGATGGTCCGCGATGCTGGCGCACACCTGGGCGTGCAGGTCGGCAGTAAGTATGCGGTGGTCCGCATTGCCAACCTCACGGCCGACAGCGGCAAGGGGCTCACAGACTCTCTGCTGGCTGATGCAATGGGCAAGTTCCCATCTGGCATGATGCCGACCATGATTTGCTGCAGCAGGCGGTCTCTGACACAGCTGCGAAAGTCGCGAACCACGTACAATCCGACCGGGCAGTACGCGACATTGCCGCAGGAGTTCGACGGGGTGCCGATCATCACCACGGACTCGATCATCGACACCGAGACTCTCCTCGCATAGTGGATGCCTCGCCGCGCCGCCTCTCGCCCTGTGAGCCTCCTCCGGTGCTCCAGGGCGGGAGGTTCCTCTTGAGTGAACCATGAACCCCATCCAAGCAGCAACAGCAGCAGCACGAGCAGCAGCGCGACAGGTCCGCGGTGAGAGTGGCACGTATTCGCGCGGCGCATCGTCTCTCGCGGTGACTGTGATTCGGGGGGCTACATCGTGGGACGTCTCGGCCCCGTATCCGGGCGTCCGAGTCGGCGACAGGTCCATTGACTTCCTGATTCCCGTCTCACAGTTGGTGCTTTCAGGCGTCCAGTGGGAGCCCTCGCGAAACGATGAAATTGACGTCGACGGCGTGACGTACAAGGTGTGTCCGAACGGCGACAGTCAACAGCTGTGGCAGTACCACGACAGAGACCGCACGATCTATCGAATCCATTGCAAGGAGCGTGTGTAATGCCCTCACGCTCACGCACAATTGCAGACGCCCTCGTGACGATTTGCAACAGCTACGCCACGAAGCCCGCAGGTGTGACAGCGACACGGGTGCGATCAGTCACGCATCTCCTGCGCAACATGCCAGCAGCGACGCCCGGAGCCATCGCGGTCATCGTCACCAGCGTGGACGATCAGAGCAGCCGGGCCGAGGCAGCCGAGAACGTCACGATTGGGATCGTGGTGATCGGCAGTGTGGGCTCAGAGTCAGCAGCCAGCGCAGACTCGTGGGACGATTTTGCGGAAAGCCTCCGGGACTACCTCAGGCAGAACGCGGCCGCAAAGCATATCACGACAGGATCACTCACGGCACAACGTCGCACGCTCGCGGTGCCTACGGTTGCCGATGCCGACATGCTCAGCGAGTCCGAGGTATTCGTCTCGGTCATTGAGTGCACGTACTTCTGCACCATCGGAGGGCGGGCATGATCCAGGTGACGTTCTCCGCGAATATGCAAAGCCGTTTCATTGACAGCAATTTCGCGCGAGACATCGAGCGGCGGATGATTCGGTTTTACGGCATCGCCGGTGCTGCTGTAATGACAACGGCTAGGCGCAGCCTGCGCGGCCCGGTGCAGATGCCGCTGTCTGAAATGAGCGATCTACAGATCCAGCGGTATCGGCAGCAACAGCAGGACTATCGCCGAAAATCGGTCAGAAACAAGGCCCGCAGGCCGGACAAGGTTAGCAAGCCCGGCAAGCCCCCATTTTTGCATGCTAAGCCCAGCGTGCTCAGGACGCGACTATTTTTCGCCCTCGCGCCGGATAAGCAATCAGTGGTGGTCGGCCCAGAGCTATTCCGGACAGGCGCGTCCAATGTTTACGGCGGTTTGAAATCAGTCCAGCAACTCGAAGAATCGCGGCCGTTTATGGCCCCGGCGTTAGAAAAAGTCACCCCCAGAATTCCCTCGTATTTGCGAAAAGCAGCCCCCTAGAAAGGAGCATAATCAATGCCCACAGCAGCAGACGGATCAGTGTTAGGCGATGATGCCAAGCTGTACTACAGCGCCACACTCGGCGGCGCAGGAACTCTCACCGAGGTCCCAGTCGTGATTGACGACACCATCGGAAGCGAGCGGCGAACAGCCGAAAGCAATTGCCGAGGTGATGCCGAAGTGAGCGAGCACGTCGGCAAGCCCAAGCACACTATCTCCGGGACCATGTTGTTCAAGCGCGGCACGCCTGGAGCCACCTACCTGACGCTCCGCAACGCATACGCGGCCGGAACGCTCCTCCACTTCGCCCTCGCCTCAGGCACGGTCACAGACACAGCGCAGCATGTGTTTCGGATCGAAGGCAAATTCAAGCGGTGGGAGGAGAGTCGCCCCGATAACGACACCATCAAGGCGTCGTTTGAGATCGCTCGCAGCCCCGATTCCAGCTATGCGAGCAACTGGGCAGTGGTCGCAGGCGCGTAGTGCGCAGGCGAGGCTATTTTTGCTTACGTTCACAGGAGAGGCACCATGCCGAAAATCGGAGACATCGACGAAGTGAAAGTCATCCACGCGGACGGATCAGAGGGCACGGCGCGCCTTCTGGTGGTGGCGGTAGTCGGGCAGAAGCCAGCGCCACCAGTCGAGGCGGAGTAACAAGCAGACGACCGGAGGGATTACAGTGCGACAGACTCAGACGTTTACGGATCTGGCAGGCAAGACGCATGCGGTGAAGATCACAATGGCAGCACGGCGAAAGGTCCGCGACGCCACAGAGATCGACCTATTGCGTGCAGTCGAGCGACCAGAAATCCTCAGCGACGTTCTCACAAGAATCACGGAGGATGATGAGTTTGTGGTGACAGCTCTGGGGGCAATTCTGGGGGTTACGCCAGAATCCATTGAGGCGAAGGCGGATGCCACGGTGTATGCCGAGGCCTCAACGGCTCTCGTGGAGGCCATCGTAGATTTTTTCCCAGACTCCAGCCCGCTGAAAAAACCGCTGAAGCTGGCAGTGGAGAACAGCACGATTCTCACAGAGTCACGGGCGGCAATAATCGAGGCCACGCTGATGCAGGCTATTGGCACGGCCTCGAGCGCATAGCATGCCCGGATCAATGGCTCTGGAGAATGGCCGGAGCATTGGGGCATGCAAGCCTCGACGCCATTGACAGACTGACATTGAGGGAGATGCTATGGTTGCACGATGGGCAGTCATACGAGCGATGGATGCACACAGGGGCCATCGTGGCAGGCTTGTACAATGTGCAACGAACTAAAACATCTGACAGGGTGTGGACGTTCCGGGACTTTCATCCGGCGCACGCAATGACACACAAGGCCAAGACAGGTCGGCAAGTGGTGCAGCAGACGCAAGGATGGTTTGCGGCCGATGAAATACAATGGTTGCCGGGCTATGGCCCAGGAGGCAAGTGATGGCAGGCAGCAGAGCGATCGAGGCGGCGAAAGCATTCGTGCGAATCTTCGCGCAGAACGACACAGAGAAGACCGTCAAGGAAGTCGAGCGTGATCTCGATCAGATGAACCAGCGGATCAACACGGCGGCAACGGTTGGGCTCGCAGGTATTGCGGCCGGTGCGATCGGGGTGTTGAGTGTGGCATCATCAGCAGAGCAGACCGCGGTCGCCTTCGAGGTCATGCTGGGCTCTGCCTCGCAAGCTAAAATGATGCTCGATCAGATTTATCAGCTGGGCAAGGAAAGCCCGTTCGGTGCAGCCGATTTTCAGGACGCGGGCAAAACGCTTTTGCAGTTTGGTGTGAGCGCTTCCGAGGTTGTGCCTATTATTTCCATGCTGGGAGATGTGGCGGCTGGAGATTCTGAAAAGCTTTCGCGGCTTGCGGTTGTATTCGGTCAGGTCTCAGCAGCCGGACGGCTCACGGGCGGCGATGTTCTGCAGATGATTAACAGCGGATTCAATCCTCTCCAGCAGATCGCGCAAGCGACAGGCGAAAGCATGATTGAGCTGCGAAAACGCATGGAGGCCGGTGGCATTTCGTCGCAGGAGGTGGCAGCAGCATTCAGGGCGGCAACATCCGAAGGCGGGCGTTTCCACGGCATGACGGAGCGGATAGCAGCCACCACGGGAGGCAAATTTTCCACGGTCAAAGACGAGTTCATGATGTTGGCCAAGTCAATGGGGGACACGCTCCTCCCGATTGCCAATATGGTGCTCGGCGCTATGTCCGGGATCGTCTCTGTGCTCGCACAATTTCCCAAAACCACAGTAGTGGTTGTGGCAGCGGTGGCAGGCTTCGCCCTCGCCTTGAAAGCCCTCAACGCGGCTCTCTCGATCTACGCCATGCGTCAGGCTATCGCCACAGCATTGACAGGGCCGAAGGGCTGGGCAATGCTCGCAGGTGCAGCGGTTGCGGCCACGGCGGCTATCGTCGCAATTAACGTGGCAACAAAGGAGACAGCAGAGGTTGCAGAGGAGGCACAGCCAGCTCTCGACACCATGGCGCAGGAATTGGCAGCGGCTGAACAGGCAGCCACTGGCCTCAATGAAGCCACGGCAGAGACTCCGCAAAACCTCGACGCATTGCGGGCTAAGGTCGCATCTCTAATCGATCCACTCGGAGAGGCCAAGCGCGAGGCGTGGGCGCTGGCTCAGGAGCTGGCGAAAAGCGGCGAGGTATCGGTCCAGCAGGGCGCAGTGATTGTGCAGGCTCTTATTGAGGATCGCACGGGCTTTGCGGGCATGGTCGAGGACATGCGGAATGAGATCCGAAAACTGGAGGGCACGGCCACGGACGCCAGTATCGCCCTCGAAAACATGGCAGCGGCCGGGGTATCACCACAGCGGATCGCACAACTGCAACAGATGATTGACAAGCGAGACGCCTTGACGCAGCGACAAGCTGACGATGAATTCTACGCAGACAAACAGAAGCAAATGCAAGACGCGGCGGCCAACGTGAAGGAGGCGATCCAGACAGCCTCTCAGGCTCTCGCAAAAGAGCAGAAACGGTTGCAGGTGCTAGTGAATGCCGGGCTCATTACACAAGACGACGCGCAGAAGTTTCTTGAGCAAAACCCGGAGTTCAAAAAGTTAATGGACGGCACGGATTTAGTGAACGCGGTGCGGTCTACGGTGGCGCCCACAGGGGTGGCTCAGGACTTGCGAACCGTTTCGGGCGCAGGACAAATCACGGGCATCATCAATCAGCAAGGCACACTCGGACAGCGCCAGGTCCAGATCCTCCAGCAGATCCAGCAGATCAACGCCAGACAGCTCACGCTCAGTGAGCGAGGCCAGATAGGGTACGTGGTATGAGTGCGACAGCCAGACTATATCGCCGCGGCCAATGGTCGCAGGCTGAAGACGGCAGCGAGACCGTGGTCGACGTGTGGGAGATTCTCAGCACGTCCGAGACCGATTCCATCACGACTATTCTGAGCGCCTCGGGCCTCCCAGCAAAAAACGCAAGCCACCCAGAGAAAACTGCAGCCATCGTTGTGGAGCGTGATTGTGACCACCATGACGAAGTCCTCAATGTCTGGTATTTCAACGTCCGATATTCGACGAAAATCACCACGCGGGAAGATGCCGAGTACACAGCCCAGCGTGTCAAGGGCGGCATGCGGTCAGGCTCGATCGAGGTTCCCGCCTTCTACGACAGCCGGGGGTATCCTCTCGTCAACACTGCAGGTGATCTCTACGAGGGGCTATCTCGCAAGGTACGCACGCGGGTGGTGAACGTCACGGCAAACTTCGCGAGCGTCCCGCAATTCCTCTTCGATTTGTCCGACACAATTAACGCTGCAGCGGTCACTATTCACGGCGTAAGCTATCCCGCAGGCTCCTGCCTCCTGACAGATGTGGACATGCCGGATGAGCCGTCGAGAGACAAGGCTGGGGCCCTTTATTTGCCGATCAGTTACAAGGTCGAAATCAACCCGATGGGCTGGTGGATTCTGCTTCCCAATAAGGGCATGAATGAGATAGTTTTTCAGACTCGGGCAAATTCCACAGCGGCATGGACGGACGTAACCAAATCGGTCTACGATTCGAAAACGCCAACCACAGACCGGCAGATCATCAAGCGACGAATCCAGACCACAGAACAGCAGGATATCCCCGGAGACATCTGGCTGGACGCCAATGGGCAGGCCCAGCGAGTTGTCACACTATCATCGTCGCAACTCGGGACTGGAAGCATTTCCGGAGGCAGTACCACGCTCACGCTTGCGACTGGCAGTTTCTCCACCACAACGCACCCGGGGGCGCTCATCAGGATCAAAGGCGCAGGCGTGAAAGGCTCGTGGCTCACGACACAGATTGCGAGTGTGACCACCAGCAGCACGGCCGTCCTCAAGGATCGCGCAGGCACAGGGACTACGGGGGCTCAGGTGTGGGTTTCTGGAGCCATCGTGAATTCCTTCTTGCTTGTCGACGAAGGCGATTGGTCCAGCGTCCCATTGCCGAATAATCAACCATGAGCGACCACCCAATCCTGACAGACATCGACGGCGCCCGGACGATCGCAAGAATGGTCGACGATGCGGGCGCGTCTACGGTTGGAGTCACAGCCAGCGGATCCGCGGTCGGCAATCACGCTCTGGTGGTGCAGCTGGTCACAGCCATCGCGGCCGGAAGCACAGCCACGGTCAAGGCAGATATCATGCGGCTTAATGGCACGGTCTGGGAGAAGACTGGCCAGCAGATCGACGTCCGCAGCATGACAGGCCTGGCGGTATCCACCACAGGCCGGAGGATCGCACGCAAGATCTCCCGTTTCGGCTGGGGAGTCGTGGAGACATGAGGCAGCCTCTTAGAGCCACCAAAGATCGAGCGGCGACACTGGCCAGGCTGACACAGCAGGCACGGCAGGAACTAGCCACGCGCGGCGAGCGAGGGCAGCAGCCATCGGTTGCGGTGCGGATCAAAACGGCGGTCCCATCCGGCAACTACGCACAGCATGACGGGATGCTCCTGAGCCTCGTGGGTGAAGTCCTGACAGAGACCGGGCAGACGGTCAGGGTGCGGCATGTGGGCGATGGGTCGATAGCGGCCGGAACAGTGGTGACGCCAGAGCCATGCGGGCAGTTGGGGCTGTGCTACACGAAGTCGGCAGAGATTGTGAGGACCGCGCCATACCCACATAGGTTTGCTAAAGCGGTCGGGCCGATTGCTGGTGAGCTGGGCACGGAAAACACAGACTGGCAATTCGGGCCATTCCAGAATCATCCGTGGTCGCAGCCAACAACAGGATGGTATGCCGAAAATGATTTCGGCGCGGCGCCCACGATTTCAGGCCCTCTATTTCTGCAGACGTGGACACTGAAGATGAGGCCCTTTCGCTGGAAGGCGTGGGGCTATGGTGAGGCGTATTACGGCGGCGTCAGGATGCAAAGAGCAGTGGCTAGCAGGCGCCCGCCTGTGCCGTTTGAGGAATGGGCCGCTGGCCTTTACGGGGCAACTGGTTCAACCTTAGCAACGTTCGGATTGCAGCCTCAGGTTGCAGAGGAATATCACTATTCGCCAACAACAGCAGACAAGGTGCATCTGCCCAACGGCTTGAGATTCACGCGATTTCCTCGGCTCTTTCCTTTTTCTCGCACGGACGTAGAGGAGCAAATCACGCACTATCGCATCTGGATTGACGGTGTTGACAAGACTGGCATCAGAACCGGGAACCTTCCGTTTGCGCTGGGCGGCTTTGCGGGAATACCGCTAGACAGCTACGAAGGCAAGCAGATCGAATTTGACGTGTGGCTCACGTACACTATCACAGACAGCGGTGTGGTGGATGACGCAGCCAGGCAAGTGGCGTGGGTGGATAATTTTGCGGGATGCAAGCCGATACTATTGCAGCCAACCACCACACAGGCAGTTTCGTCTGATTACGACTCGCGTTTTCTTTTCGAATTCGACGCATACGGGCCGGAGTCGCTCACGGAATTAGCCACTGCCACAGATCCTGCAACGGGATGGACTTTGCGTGAATGGCCATCCGTTAACGGAGTCGGAGTTGAGAAAACCGGCGTGGGTATACTGCTGATGGACTGGTGGCGCAGGGAGATTCCGTGGTTGACGTATGCGCCCAGTGGCGCGAACGCCACGTTTGTTTACATGCCAGTCGATAACGGCAAGTTTGAGCCATTGAGGTGCGAAAACGGCGCAGCGGTCACAGTGGGGACGTGGACGCCATCAACGCCAACGGATTTTAGAATCATCGGCGCGATTCGGTATAACTCACAATTTCCTTACGGTATTTTTGACGTGAAGGGCTCGGGCGGATTGGTCACGCTCGATGACCTTTACGCAAATCGTCCGGCAGTCATCACGGTAACGAAAACAGCATAGCATGGCGACAGGCACGCAGACGCTAACAACGGCATGGTGGACGGCATCCGATTGGATTGATCCGCAGTTGGTACTTGTGAGTATCACAGGCACAGGGGCGGTGGAGTTCACGTGGGAAACCGGGACGCCCGCGGCCGCAGCCTCTGGGGCGCCGATCAATGCAGGGCTCTCACAGATGCAGGGGTTTCCTGGCCACAAGTGCTATTTCCGCCTTGCCAGCGGATCGGCCACGCTCTACTACGCCAAGTCGAGCGCCACGACAACAGAGACGAGCCATGCGGGCTACGCCTACAGTGGCAACGCTGGGGCCGATGAGGACTTCGCCGCGGCCACATTGATGCCGGTTGGATTCGATGACCTAACAACTCGAGCGCAGGCGAACCCGTATGAGTTCACAGCCTACCTTCCAACAGTCGGGGCAGGGCTCGCCTCTGGTGATGCAGTGGATGCGGCCTACGTCACTCTTGCCCTCACGTATTGGACACAGGGCCGAACGCTCAGAGTCTACGGCATCAAATACAGCACGGACCAGAGCAGCAACATTACCGATTGGGACACACTCCAGAACCGCACGAAAACCACAGCCTACACAGACGTCACGCTGGGGGTCTCGGATATCGTCACGCTGGACATCACGGCCATTGTTGAGGAACTGCAGGCGGTGAGCGGGTGGAGCACGGACAGCCCAATCCAGCTGTTCATCGAGGATACGGGGGCGTTTGTGAGCGACCAGAACACACTAGCCACCATCGACGCGAGCCGATCGGCAACGCAAGTCGTGGTCCTGCTCACGTCAGGACTCACCCCAGTCCCAGCAGAGCCTCTGTGAAATTCGCTGATTGAGTTTTCGGACTTGCGGCCGCGTGAGATTTCTGTATACACGGGCCACACACAAGACAAGGGCCGCAATGTGGACGAAAAACCAGAACAGCAGGCAGGAGTGGACTACGACGACGGCAAGCGGAAGCTATCCGTCAGCGAGGGCGCGTGGTCACGTCTGCTATCCACAGTCGGCGGCGATCTACGGTGGGTCGTGCGCGCGATCGGCTGGGGAATCGCGTTTGTTGCCACATGCTACGGAGTGAGTCTCTTATCATGATTGATCTATCTCGTGAGCTCCTGCAGTGCATGGCGATTGCGTGGACGTGTTTTGCGGCGGGAATCTGGATCCTGTCGTGCTATCGACAGGTGATGGATTTGCAGTGGCTGGGGAAGGGGTTGGTCCTGATGTGTCCAGCAATCCTCAGCGCTTTCTCGTCGCATTCGGTGCGGGTGTGTGAACAGGTCATTTTGAGCAAGCAGAATCAATCGAAGGCGGTAAATGAGCGAATCTACTTGGCCAGTGTCACCAGAGCCGATCTCGGAGACGGCTACCAGTTCCACAGCGAGTACTACACCGACGGATCCGTCAAGACCCGTGGAACAGTGCCGATTGGAGAAGGACGCGCTTCGCGGCATTTTGGTGGAACTGAAGCGTGGAATGAAGGTGATGCAGGAGCGACAGGACGCCCTTCACCGCTGCATGACTGGCAGGGCCTTGACGGACACGCGGCCGGTCAGCGGCTTTGATGCGGCGGCCAGCCAGCGGATAGCGTTAGCGGATCTCACGATGGCTCTTGACCGGATTGCGTTCACAGCAGGAATTAAAATCGATGGGAATTGAAGCCCTGTTATCGACGCAAATCATCGACACAACCACAGTGGGCCGCGCGGTTATGACTGCCGTGGATGCAGCGGCGGCACGAACTGCA